TTCCTCCATAGCTCAGTCGGTAGAGCGCATGACTGTTAATCATGATGTCACTGGTTCGAGCCCAGTTGGGGGAGCCACGAAGAAAGTCAGTAATTAAGCCAAAAACGGCTTGTTTACTGGCTTTTTGCTTTGTTTATAATATTTTTGATTTTCAAAATTATTTACCTCTTTTTACACCTTTTGATGTGTTATACTACAGATAAACTACAGATTTTCCATAATAAAAACCGCCCGAAATGTAATCGGACGGCTTATTTTATGCAAGTAATTTGATAGCGTTGTATAGCGTGTCAACCTCTTGAATGATATAATGATCAATATCAACTTTGTAATCTGTATGGCCCATAAGTGCGATAATATCTTCTTCCCTTGCTCCTGCCGCTGACATACGGGTGGAAAAGGTTCGACGGCAAGAGTGCGGAGTAAATTCATCACCCAACCCGAGGGCTTGCATCGCCGGACGAAATGCGTACTTTAAGAAATAATCCTTGTCCATTGCTTTACCAAACTCTGAACCTTCGTGTGTTCGGCAGAAGATTGTTTCACCGTTATTATTTATGCAATTCTGAACGAGCTGTTGTATTTTAGGATGTATCGGCACTATTCTGTCCCTGCCGGCATCTGACTTTATGCCTGCGATAAAGTAAGGTATGCCCTGTTCACTCATATGGTACTGCTCGGTAGTGAGCGAAAGAAACTCGGTCACTCTGAAATTGAGATAGCACATTATATAAACATAATCAGCATAAGGCACTTTACCTATGTTTTGTCTGATCAGTTCTAACTGCACATCGGTAAAGCGTGTAGCGTTTACCTCCTCAGGTTCGGGAAGCTCTATAAATGTGCCGTAGTCTTTGTTTACAATGTCCTCTTGCATTCCAAAGTTATAAAGACTGGTAACAAAGCATTTAATCTTATGTAGTGCAGAGTATCCTAAGCCTTGGCATATTTTAGGTGTATCAGTGACTTTATAGGTACCTTTACCGTTTGGCAGAAGATATTTTAATTTACCGCCAGCGCCGACCTCGTGATGTGGGCTATCGTAATAATCCACGATGTATTGAAAGTCTGATGTTCGCAAGTCTCTAAACTTACGCTTGTACAAGGGCTTTAGCTTGATGTAGGCGCTTGCATAGTTGCTTTTTACACTGTTGCCAAGTTTTTTATACGCTTTGGTTTTTACCCATTTGTCATGCAATTGCTCAAGCGTCATGTTAAAGCCGTTAACTGGATTATACTCGTAATCTTTGAGGGCATTTTCTGCCTCTCTCTTTGTCGCAAATGTACCCAAGTAAACTTGTTTGCCAGTGATACTGCTTGCGGCGGCGTACGGTTTTGACTTGCTGTCTTTGCGTATGTAAATGCTGCCAGTACCTTTTGTTCTGCGCCTGTTTTTTGGTTTGTCAGCCGATTGGTTTTTACCGCAGTAAGGACAATATATATAATCGTCCTGCAAATCTCGGTTACACCGCCGATTTATACATTTTTTCATTTTAACGCTCCTAAAAATGGGCGCAAAAATCCCCTGCAAAATATTGTAATTTTCGCAGGGGTGTGGTACAATATATTTGCTAATGAAAGTACCATTGCACCCGTGTGATGGTTTCCGCTCTGTCCTGCGCCAACAGGTCAGGGCGGATTTTTTTATTTTATTTTTTCAAACGATATTCACACATTATAATCCGTTTTGTTCAACGCCATAAACAGCTTGTTCATGGGTGAATCCTTCATATTCGAGCTGTTCAATTAAGCCGTCTCTTGAAAAAGACGAATACGCGAGATAAGATTCTGCAGATTTTGCGGCTTGTTCGTTCCAATCGGCTCCACAATGATCTGCGGCATAAACTGCATCTTCGTGTGAATATTTTTCATATTCAAGTTGTTCGACAAGACCATTATATGAAAACGCAGAATATTCAAGATATGATTTTGCGGATTCTAAGGCATTCGATTGACTGACAGTAATTTTATCGACAGGTTTTTCTGTCGGTGGTTCTGTCGGCTTTTTAGTGGTTTTTTCTGTTTCGGGTTCAGTAGCTTTTTTTGTTGAATCTTTTTTAGGTGAACGAACATCTTTTGAAGAATCTACAGTTATAGAATTCACAATGTCGGTTTCAAACAAATCAAATTCTTCAGATTGCTCATTGCCGTAGCTTGAAAATATCATTTCACACAAATAATGGTCTGTCGCCCACACATACATGGTGTAGTGATATTTATTCTCAGATTTTTTTACGTTCGCCGTCACACGATAGGCGAAAAAGTCATCTATATGAGTTGTGGTTCTGTCTATTTCGTCAAATTCATCAAGCGAATCCTTAAATCCGTCAATAAAAACATCTACAACATTTGAGTTAATTTGAGATTGTGAATCGTCCAATTGAGATGTGGCGATAAAAAGTATGTTGTTGTCGGAATCAAGAAAGCAGTCATTATCATCATTAGCGGTATGCGACCAGCTTCTTGGGATAGCAATAGAAAATGGAGTGATATTGTACAACCTGAACATATCGGTGTCCAAAGTATCGGTAGGGGCTTGAGTTGGGGAAGTTGTCACCGGTTCTTGAAAATCAGTTTGACTACATTGCGAAATGGCAGTTACCGCAGTGGCGGTCAATATCAAAGCTATCAGCAAAGCAATGTAAAAATGTGGAGTGCGATATATAGGCTTTTTTTCAGTCGTTTTTTCAGCTTCTCCCGTAGGGCTGAATTTGTTTTTTTGATATGTATGGCATATCGGGCAAAATACTGAATTATTCGGTATGATGTTACCGCAACTTTCACACTTGCAGGGTTCTGTGTTTTTAGATTCGTCGTCTTTAAACAGAGCAACCTGTTCAATCTTTGTTCCGCATTCGTTGCAAAACTTTGAACCGGCAGGAATCTCAGCACCGCATTTTGGACATTTCATTTATAAATCCTCCTCTTTTTGATATATATATTGACAAAATATATATCATATACTAAAATAATATTAGAGAGGTTCAGACTTCTCACTATTCTATTTCTCCTACCATAGTTGCCGCTATGGTAGGTTTTTCTTTTTGTTGATAAAATCTGAAAATTGCTCTTTTACCCGTCTTTCAAGCGGATGTAGGTAAAAAGCGTTTCTGCGTTCGAGCTCTGCCATTCGTTCAGCCCTGTAGGTCGCCGCCTCAAAGCTAATATCACATAAATTTGCGATTGCAGCGGCATTTGTTGCGTGTAGCTCATGGAGTACACAAGCTGGAGCTAACAAGTCCCGAGCAAATACATTTGCCGAATGTTCGGCATCGTCGGTTATTACAAAACCTTTACCATTTTTAGCAAACAGATGCCCTAAAAAGATATGCCCGAGTTCGTGGGCAATTGTAAATCTACAACGCTGGGGAGATTGCTCATCAGCATAGACGATGTACAGCTTATCATCTTGCATCAAAGTTATTCCGCTCTCATTTTCGCTTAGCAGATTGACCGCCGAATTTTTTAATAAAACAATATCAGATTGTTTAGCTATCTGACTGACTTTAACAGGCAGACTGTTTATATTATAATCAATCAAGCATTGCCAAGAGGCATTGCGTGCCTGTTTGTATTTACCATAATTCAAATTTCATCACCTCATAGGTAGTGTAACCTATGGGGTGTTTTTTATTATGTAATGCTTATAAGTCTGTATCGTCAGGCTCAAACTTACTGAGATCAGGAAGATTAACTATTTCTATAGGCTGATTGTTGCCGTCACTTCGTGCGGCTTTTACGGTTGGTATTAGATTATTGTTTAAAGACGACACCAAGTCAGCTTGATTTATACATCTTCTATATTCAATATCTAATATTTTATCAACTACTTCTTGACCATAGTTGTCAAGTGCACGGTATTTTTTTATTAAACCTTTTTCTGTTCCAGTAAATTCAGAAACTTGTTTTGTATGAACTTTATTTATTAAATCACTAAAATTTATTCCATATATATTACACAATGAAACAAGAGATTCTATGTCAATTTTGCTTTTCGCTCTTTCCCAACTACTTATGTTAGCAGCTGAGCATCCGATAAGTTCTGCAACTTCAGATTGCTTCATATCAATCGACTCTCTTGCTCCTTTTAATAGATTACCTAAATGAGTATAATCAAATATCATTTGAATAACCTCCTCTTTGAGTTTATTATACAAGCGAAATTTGAAAAAGTCAATTATTTTTTAAAGAAAAATCAAAAATAATTTGAAAAAACCGTTGACAATCAAATCAAATTTGTATATAATCAAATTGTAATCAAATTTAATTTGAAAAGAGGTGAAAAAAATGAATTTGTATTTAGCTATCGGGTCGTATCTTGAGAATAACGGCATCACGCAAACATATTTATCAGAACGTTCAGGGATGACAACCAATGCACTTAACTTATCGTTAAAAGGTAAACGCAAACTCACAGCCGATGAATATATCAAAATTTGTGATGCTTTAAAAGTCCCTTACGATTTGTTTGTGAAAAAACTGTGAACAGCTTAACGAAAGGAATGATAAAAATGGCACTAACCATATATGCTGTAGTCGCTACCGTAGTAGCAGTAGTGGCAATCATAAAAGCTGTAAAATGGAAAATTGCTACAAGAGCAATGGTGGTTTATTGTACGAAAAATTTTAGGATACCCACAGACAAAGAACTTGCCGACTGCTCCAAAGAAGCCGCCGGCAAGACAATAAGATTTAAGTAATTCCAAATTGAGCTTTTATAAGCTGAGTAACAACATTCGCTGATATTTGTGTTATTGCAGAAAGCGAGTGACTTCCCACGGTTCCGGCAATCTTCTTAACTTTATTCCATATATCATCGTTACGAATATTTGCTAAAAACTTGTGACCTTCGGGAGTTAAATCACCTACTTCTAAATAGTCGCCACCGTCAGCACCGAACATTGAAGTAATTAAACCTGCAAGTTTGCATTGTTTAATGTGGTAGATAATTTCGTCATGAGAGTATGGTTGAAGCCTTTCAAAATTGTTGCTGAATTTACTGTATCGAAAGGATTCGTTGAAGTCACACACTTCTTCTACGCTCAAAAGAATATCACGAACACAGTCGTTATTTAAACGCATAAGCATCACCTCCTTACAATTTGATTTTAGCATTTTAAGGAGAAAAACACAACAAGAAGGTTACAGCAGAAGAGTTTTTGGAAATATGTCAGGTGCTTGATGTTGATCCAAGGCAGTTTTTTAAGCGGTCTGCTTAACTTATTACCTCAGAAAGGAATGGTAAAAATGATTGATTGCTCAAAAACAGAGAATTATTTCGCTGAAAAGCGAAGAATGACGAAAAGGGCAAAGAATGGGCTATGTAAACTTGGCTGCTCTAACTGTCCTTTATGTAGCATAAATAACAATAAAGGGCAATCATGTACAGCTTTTGAAATGCTCTATCCCGAAAAGGTAATCGAAATCGTTCAAAAATGGTCGGATGCACATCCGCAAAAGACATTTCTTACGGAGTTCTTGAAGAATTATCCGAATGCTCCGCTTGACGATGACGGAGCACCTAAAGGTGTATGTCCACATACGTTAGGACTGACGGACATAGATGATTGTGACGATAACTGTGTTAAGTGTTGGAATCAGCCTATTGAGGGCGGTGAAAAGTAATGGACTTAGAAAAGGTTGCTATAATGCGACTTCGTGACGGAGCAGAAATAAGT